AACGATCGTCGGCGTGGCCTGCCGGATCTCCTGGATTACTTCAACTCCTGGACGAGGAAGCTCTGCGGCCATGGGCGGCTCTCCTTTAGATCTTCACCTTGTGCACGAACGGGACGTGGTCCAGCGGAACCGCGATCCCGTCGACAAGCTGCCCACGCATGGTGGGGGGCCTGAGACGCAGCTCCTGGAGGAGAGCGTCCTGCTCGTTCACCGGAACAGCCCCCAAGGTGAGCCGGTCCTCCATGTGGGCGAGGATCGGCGCATCCAAGAGGGTCACCTTGTCGGTCCACTGGAAGAAGAAGGGGGAATGGACCACCACGTTCACGGCCTCGGAGTCCGCCTCGGCCTGAACGAGGGCACCCGGAGGACTCTCCGGGCCAATCGACGAGGGAAGGATGTGGTGAATCCCTCCCTTGTAGAGGAGCCGCCTGAACAGGTTGAGGTGCCGCCCCACGTCCCAGCCCAGGCGCTGTGCTTCCAGTCCCACCTTCGCGATGCAGTTGATGGTCATGGTGCAGGCAACGAGATCGGTGTGCTGCCTTGCCCCAGTCCGGAAGCTCATCGACTGGAGCTGGTCCAGCGAGAGGTTGGCGAACTGGGCCGGCCCACGCATGACCACCATGGCCGGTCGAGACTCGTTCTTCGTGATCGGGTACGGACTCTGGTCGGTGATCACGACTTCGGTCTTCGTGATGTCGTCCGACCAGTGGTACTGCCCGGCAGGCCTCTGCGCGTACAGACCCTGCAAGAAGAGCAGATAGTGCCTGGTGAACCAGAGAAGGGGATCTTCCCCCCTTCCCTGAGGCTGCGGTAGCCCTACTGTCACCTGTTCTGCCGCCATCTTCTCTTCTCTACATCCGCTCTTATGTACAACCCTAAGAACTTCTTAGCCTTCTTGCGGACAACATAAGGGCGAGCGGCTGCTCTTGTCGAGCCCTTCTTACGGGACTTCTAGAAGCGCCAGGAGAGCCGGGCCACGGCGTGCTGCAGGCGCTGAACCAGCGCCGCGATTCCGAAGGGTAGGCGGGCCAGCTTCTGGCCGTTGGGCAGGTAGAGCGTGCCGTCGTGACCGAGCCCCATCAACCCCATCAGCGGTGCAGTCTGCATGGATCCTCTCCTAGATTCCGCCTCGCATCCCCCCGTAGACTGCGAGGATATTGGCGAGTGCCTCGTCGTGGTTCGCGTGCTGCTTGTTGGTGAAGTTGCGCTCGTCCTGGGCCACTAGTGCCCGCAGGTCGGCAATCTTGACCGGCAGCTTGTACTCGATGTCGCCAGGGCTGATCTGATGCAGCGTCAACTCCTGATGCACCGTGGCCCGCAGCCGTTCGGTGTTGTTGACGACCACCACCCGCCACCGGATGTTCTCCGCCTCCACCAGCACGTCCTTTGGCTTGACTGGCGGAAAAGAGATCAGACGGGCAGAGGTGTTGACCGGGTGCTTCTCACCCAGAGTGGTGAGGTCAGGCTTCTTCGTGAAGCTGTCGATCTGGACGTAACACTCGATGGGCGTGAGGTACCCGCCCAGGAAGCCCACGTCGTAGCAGGTGATGCAGTTGCTCCTCGTCCTGCGACCACCCACCGGATCGACGCAGATGCAGAGGGGACCGAAGGTTCGGACGGGGAACAGCCAGCACTTGCGACCAGCGAAGTTCCTCCACACCACCTCCTCCAGCCGTTGCATCTCCAGAGCCTCCAGGTTGGGCTCCGGCAGCTGCGAGGTGACTCCCGACTCCACCACCGCCTGGGTGGTGCGGTTGACCGCCCTGATCTTGTAGTAGAGGTTCCGCCACTTGTGCAGCAGGGCAGGGGAAACGTCCCGGAACTGGTACTGATCCTGGAAGGGGCCGGCCAGCTGCTCGAAGGGTCCACCAGGCGACTCGGAGCGCAGAACGAAGAGATCCCACTCCAAGACGTTCCCCTGGAAGTTGTTGGTCTCCCAGAAAAGGTCGAGGTGATCGAGATCGAAGCTCCGCGCTACGAGCTTGGTGAACGCCAGGGTCACTAGAGCCCCATCATCCGGTTGAAGTAGGACGCGTCAGTCTCACCCTCAGCCGAAGCCAGGCCGGAGGCGGTCTTTCCGAACCACCCCTTGACCTTGCCCATCAGGCCCCCACCGCCTGCGGGAGTGGCAGCCTCACGCTTCGCCACCACCGACCGGATGTCCGGGGCGCTGGACAGGTCATGGCCGGCCTGGGCCTTGGCGGTGGAGAGCGCGGAAGACGGGTTGGTCGAGGGACCTGCCATCGACTGGATCGGCGGAGCCTTCCTGCCCAGCATCGCCCTCTCGTTCGGCTTGAGGACCGCGGCCTGGCTGGCGGGGGACGCCTTGGCCGCCGCGATGGCCCCCGGAGCCGCCTTCTGGGACACCGAGCCCATCGCCGACCGAGCCGTGGCGGAGTTCCCGAGGATGCCCTTCGAGATCACCTTGCCGGCACCGAGCCCACCAGCTGCCGCACCGAGGCCGCCACCGATGGCTGCGCCGCCCAGAGCCCCGCTCATCCGCTCACCCGGCTTGGCGGTGAGGGCGCCGCCAGCTGCGCCGATGCCGGCACCCGCGACACCCAGGGTGGCGGAGGGGTTCTTCACCAGGCCCTTCATGCCCATGCCGAGGGCCTTCTGGCCCATGCTCCCCATCGTGCCGAGAGCACCGGCGATGCCGGCGGTCTTGGACAGGCCCTTCCCGACACCGATCTTGTCGGCGAGGCCAGACTTGGCTGCATCCGCCATCGCCTTGGCGTGCTGAGAGTCCTTGCCGAACACCGCGTTGGCCAGGTGAGACTTCACCTTGCCCGGGATCATGCCGTAGAGCTTCTCACCGAGCCCCGCGGTCTTCTCCTGACCCACCACCTGAGCGATCAGCTCGGCCCCATGCTTGTGGGCCAGCTCGCGACCCAGCCGGTCGGCCTCAGCCACCTTCTCCTGGAGATCGCGGTAGTGCCGGGCGCTCTCGATGGCCTGAGCGTCGTAGGCGAGCTTCTCGATCTCCTCGAAGGGCAGCTCCTTCAGAGCTTCCTCCAGCCGGGTGGAGTCGGTCTGCTGCCCGTTGGCCATCTGCACCAGCCAGTCCCTGCTCATGGCGGTCTTCTCCTTCTCGGCCTCCCGACGGGCCTTGTTCTGCATCTTGCGCTCGGCGTCCTTCATCTCCTGGAAGTCCCCGGCCACCTTCTTGAGGCGGAAGAAGTGCTCGGCTTGGTCCGTCCAGTGGTCCTGCTGCTCCTGCGGAGAGCGTAGGCCATTCAGGAAGTCCTGATCCGTCATTCCGCTCATGGCTAGACCGCCTCGTAGACGAGCACATGCCCGCCGTTGTTGGTGCTGTAGACGGCGTGGATGATGTTGATGTTGTTGGCCGCGTCCTTGAGAAACTTCTTCAAGTCCGCGATCGACTGGAACTGCTTGACGTTCATCTTGGCTGCTACGATTGCCATGGATCACCATCCTCCGTAGGCGCCGTTCGTCCAGATGTACTCGCTGTGCAGCCCGTGACCGAAGCCCAGCTCGATGTTGATCTGGCGCTTGATCTGCTGCTTCTTCTCCTCGTAGGAGTTCTTGAACATCTGGAGCCAGCTCTGGATCATCGGCGTCTTGTCGTTCACGCCCACCTGGACGCCGCCGTCCGAGAAGGTCAGGTGGTTGCGGGTCATCAGCAGGCCGAGGGACTCCAGCAGGTTGATGGCCGTGCCGCGGAGGAGCAGGTGCTTCGAAGGAAAGTCCTGCAGCCCGTAGCTGGTGAAGGGGGCCGGGTTGGTGTTGAAGTCGTCGATGCAGTCGAAGGTCGCCCAGATGATGAGGCGATCCGAGTGCTCCTGGCCCTGGATGAGGCGGTTCAGCTCCACGTAGTCGCGGAAGAAGTCCCGCACGACACCGATCCACTGAGCGAGCGGAAGCGTCACGCCCGGGATGTTGTAGCCCGGACTATCGAAGCCAGCCAGCGAACTGCCCAGGGAGAGGTCGTGCGGCATCGCCTACTCCTTCTTCTTGCCCCTCAGGGGCTTCTCCAGGACGACGTCCACCTTCACCGACCCCTCAGGCTCCGATGCGGGAGGGGCCGTGACCAGACGCGCCTGAGCCTGCTCGGTGGAGAGCGTCTTGCCCAGGCGCGGCTGGAGCTTGGCCTTGATGTACCAGGCCGGCAGGTCCCCGATGTGGATCTTCCCCGTCTTGTCGGCCATCTTCTGGATCCGATGGTCGAAGAACTTCTCGGGGACGTCCAGAGTGTCGCCAGGGCTCAGGCTCTGGGTGAGGAGGTCAATGACCTCCGGCCGAAGCTTCTTGGGCCCCGGGACATCCGTGACGTTGGTGATCTTGATGAGTCGCATGGTCTCCCCTAGTCCTGGGTTCGCCTAGCGGCGCTTGTCCTTCTTGCCGCCCGAAGAGGTACGCACCTCGGGCTGCGGCTTCTCCTCCACCACCTCGGGAACCGGGGGTGGGGCGGGAGGAGCGACCTCGACCACCTCCTCGACCGGCTCGGCCGGGGTGGGGGTCTCCACCACCGCAGCGGTCGACTCGACCACCGCGTTCTCGCCGCTGACCGGAGGGCCCGCGATCTCGATGGCCGGAGCCTCGGCCTGCGACGGATCATCCACGGAGAGCTGCTCGTAGACCAGCACGCCGTGGCGCTTGTGCATGTTGATGGACGACTCGTTCCGCTTGAAGTGCGCGTCGGAGATTTTGAGCGACTTCCCCATCCGCAGCTTCGTTGACCCGATCATCGGCTCCATCTGCAGACGAGGAGCCGTGCGGCGCTGCGCGGCGTAGCGGAAGTCAGTGGACACGTTGGTCAGCTTGTACATCGGGCAACCTCGTCGTCTTCAGGATCCTGTTCTTCCTCAGCAAGTCGATGAAGCGGCGATTCTGCCCGTAAATCGAGTCCGGGAGCTTCATCATCTTGCCGCGACCCAGGAACTTGCCAGCGAGCGGGACACGGTCAGGATCGATGTCCAGTTTCTTGGCGTTGAGCGCCGTGTGCCCGTTGACGATGTTCCAGATCAACCACATCTTGACCCCGGTATGGAAACGGGGCGCCCAGAGGTTTCTGGCCTCCGAGCGCCCCGTCTCAGACCAGCGACCCGGCGCCTAGAACTGGCTGACGTCGGGGAACTTCAGGCCGCTGTCGACGCGGTTGTTCATCGCGCCCAGCTGGTCCTCGTCGACCGGCAGCTTGGCCTCGAAGCCGGCGGTGGTGGCGGTCGGGGTCACCGAGCCACCGTACAGCTCCAGCTTCACGACCGCGCTGACGTTGCCGATCCCCATCCCGATGTCCATCCAGGACTGCCAGGTGATCAGGTTGGCGATCTTGTCGATGTAGAACTTGGTGTTGTTCAGGATGTACGACTTCCCGAGGAACTCGGGCGCCGTGAAGCAGTAGATGTTGCCGGTCCGCAGGATGTCCGTCTTGATCGTACGGATCATCTTGCGGCCCATGAGGACGGAGTACTTGTACCCGTCCACCAGGGTCTCCGACTGCATCTTGTCGCCCATGTCCTGCAGGGTCCACTGCAGGATGTCGTCGTAGTCCGGCTCGGTGATGATGAACCGCTCCGCACGCAGACGACGGCCGTCGAGCAGCTTGTAGACGTTGACCATGTCGGGGCGCAGAAGCGGGCGCACCACGAAGTCGTCGACGCCGTCAGCCACGGCCTGGGCACCCTTGACGATGCTGGTCTTGGTGACCGCATCGTAGGTCGAGGCGAGCAGTGCGGTGGCCACACCGCCGTTCGCCTCGGTCTGCAGGGCCTGGACCGCCGCCTCGATGTGGCGGAGGAACTCGCGGTCCTTGACCTCCTGCAGGTCCTTCACCGAGTTGTCCTCGATGATCTTGGTGATGGGCATCTCGTAGGCGAGAAGCTCCTGCTCCGTCTTCTCGAACTTCTCCGAGGAGATGGTGAAGAAGGGGATCTCGTAGCGAGGCGCCCGGATGAAGCGGGCGTAGGGCTGCCCGCGGAAGGTCACCGTCATGGCCCGGGACTGCGGCTCGATGTCGACGATCTTCACGAGGGTGTCGTGGTTGACAGACCGCTGGCAGTCCGTGCGCTGGACGGGCTCGGGCGGCAGGATCTTGTCGGTGAAGCAGACTTCACGGAGGCGGTCACGAACGTAGACCGAACCGTAGCCTGCGACCTTCTCCTTGCCCTCGGCGGTGTCCAGCTTCTGGGCGAAGAGATCGTTGAGGACTCGTGCCGGAACGCTGCTCATCTTGGTCTCCTTGTTCTATCCGGTTGCTAGTTGAGAGCGCCCGGTTACAGGAGGCTGAAGGCGCCCGAAGCGATGAACTCCACTCGCTGGGTGGCGCCGGAGCCGGTGATCTTGCTGCAGTAGGCGACGATCATCTTGGCCGCGGTGGCCTTCTTCAGGCCACGACGGGTCAGACCGCCGATGGTGACGTCCGCGACCATCAGGGCGTCCCAGGCCGCGAGGCCCGTGGCGTCGAAGACGGCGGTGGACGCGTGGTACTGGCCCAGGAACAGCACCGGGGCCTTCACGATCGCCTGGGTGTCGTACCGACCACGCTCGGCGAAGAGCGCGAAGGCGGGCTTGACGCCGTCGCCCGACCCGCGAACGAGCTGGCCGCTGGAGTTCAGCTCCAGCCACTCGCCGTCGATCAGCGGGTTGGCGCCCACGGGGTTGAGGAGGCTCGCCGCGACCGGAAAGTCACGACGGTCCACCGGCAGAACCGGGGACAGCAGCTTGAGGTAGGGTGCGTTGGACATCTTGAAATTCTCCTGTCGTTCTCGTCAGCGATGTGGTTGTTCTACGATCCCAGGATGCCGGCCTCGAACGCGGAGGCCGCGTCCGTGGCGCTTCCCGGGATGTCGGAGAGCGCTGCCAGCTTCACCTGCTGCGCCGCCAGACCCACAGCTTCCTCGACGACATCGAGATTGCCGTTGGCCATGAGCTTGGCCACCTTCTCCTGGTACGTCAGCTCCGGATCGAGATTCTTCTCCATCATGACGGAGGCGATCTTCTCGGCCCGGTCCTGGCGCTGATAGAAGGCGACCTTCTCCTTGAGCTGCTCGTTCTCCGCGGACAGGTGCCGAAGAGCCTGAGCGGCCTGCGTGGCGACCGCCTGCACCTGCGCGCTCGAAAGCTTGATCATGGTTCTTCCCTCTTCTTCCTGTCGTTGGACTAGCAGTTCAGGTTCGAGTCCTTCTCGACCGGCTTCTCGGCCCCTGCGGCC